TGCAATCACAGGTCACTTTTGTGATATCAATGGTGATTTTTATTTAGATATTTTTAGTTGTAAGAGTTTTAGTGTTGACATAGCAAAAGAAATAGTGTATAGTTACTTTAAACCTAAAGAAATTAAAACAGTATTTTTAGAAAGACAGGCATAATGAAATTTAATTTTATAGATATTGACAAAAGTGTGTTACCTACTGCAAAAGGTAAAAGACAAGGTAAGTATCGTTTTTATGATATTAATGGTACAAATTACCCTAGTGTTACATCTATTCTTGGTGTAAGAAAAAAAGTAGAACTACAACAATGGAGAGATAAGATTGGTGAAAACGTTGCTAATTGGGAGATGGGTAGAGCTGCTCGTAGAGGAACTGCAACACATAATCTTATTGAAAATTATATCAAAGGTGAACCACTAGAGGAAAAAAGTGTTCTACCTCTTGGTCTATTTAAATTGATGAAACCATATATTGACCAGATTAACAATATACATTGTTTAGAAACAGTATTATATACTAGTAAGTATAGACTAGCAGGTCAAGTTGACTGCATTGCAGAATACAATGGTAAATTATCAGTCATAGATTTTAAGACTGCTAATAAAGAAAGAAAAGAAGAGTGGATTGATAATTACTTCTTACAATGCACTGCATATGGTCTGATGTATGAAGAGTTGTTTAAAAAAGAGATAGACCAAATAGTGGTCATTATTGGTGGTGAAGATGGTTCTATAGCAACATATATAAAAGAGAAGAAAGACTATATTAAGAAACTAGAAACAGTAATAGAAGACTTTTACAAAATGTTTGAGTTGGAGTATGGAAACAAATAGTTACTATCTAAAAAACGTATATCACCGATACATCAATCTCTCATTTAAGTTAGAGAAACCTAAATGGGAGAATATCAAAAGAACTTTTAGTGAAGAACAAAAAGTTGGTAGTGAATACTATGATATAAAAGATAAAGGTGATACAGATGTTTATGTTTGTGATACACCAGAAAATGATAAAAAGGTCACAGAGTTTTTAGATAGATTTAATTTGTTTTATGATAGTAAATTATTATTTAACACAAAAGCAGATGACTCTATAAAGGTGCATATTGACAATAACAAAGAGGAAGATTATTCAGATAAACCAGAAAAATTCATTGATAATCACGCAAAATTAAACTTTACTTGGGAAGTTCCTGGTGGTGGTTTAAGATGGTGGGAGTTGAAAAATGAAGACAACCTAGTTGTAGACACACATACTCAAAAAAATGGTAAAAAATGGCACGTTATATGGGCAAAACAAGAAGATTGCAAAATGGTGTATGAAAAAACAATAAATAAACCTAGCATTGTAAATACGGGTGTACCACATTCAACACACAACCCTTCAAATAAAGAAAGATTTACACTGTCATATAACCTAGTTAGAAAGACAGATTTAAAATTAGTTACATTTTTTGAAGCGTTATGGTTATTTGACGGGTTATTAGAGGCATAAATATAAGAAAAAAGGATATAAAATGACAGACAAAACATATACAGTAACATTGAAACAGAATGCTGATTTCATAAACACATATCAAGGTTATGATTGTGACTTCTATGTTAATTCTTCTGTGATTGCAAGTGATGTTGACCATTCTGGTGTAGTGTCTGGAGATATTGTAAGGTCTGTTAATCATACCTTTGATTTCAGTCAAGACGTTGTAATGAAAGGTAATTTTACTTTTACAAATGACGCAAATGCAGCTGTACCAGCAATATTAACAGTCACAATGTCACCAACAGGTGGAACAGGTTATAACATAACTGCTACTTGGAATGAAGATATTAGTGGTGCATCAGAAACTTATTTTGAAAACTATATAAACGCATCTGCAACATTTAAAATTAATGGTGTTGCAAAATGGTCAGGAGCAACTAATGTTGGTATTAATAGTTTCGGAACACACGCAATAACTTGGAATGGTGGTGACGCACTAACATTTACAACAGAGTTATATCAACAAGATTTAAACGATAGCACTTTAGAACATACAACGGATGTAATATTTAAAATTGGTTAGATAATGAGATTTGATGGATTGATACCTGGTTACCAGGTTGATGTGAATGTGAATGAAAAAGATGCTAACAAAGCTCTATATTGGGACTTTGGTAGAATAGTTGATGGTGTAAAACAACTTGACCCACACCTACATTATGGGTGTTTCTTATTAGGATATTGTCAATACAATTTTGTTAAAGAAGTTCATAGAGAAATGTTACTTTATGATAAACCAGAAGTGGGTGAAAACTTTCTATCTGAAGAAAGTTTATATTTAAACAAAAGAAGTTTTGAATTAGCATCTAAAATTAAAGAAATGAGTGGTGGTTTTAAAAGTTTCTTTGCACTATCAGGTAGTGATGCAAATGAAGGTGCAATCAAATTAGCATTTGCATATCATCAGAAAAAACAAAATAAAGATAGAAAACTTATTATTAGTTTTGATGGTAGTTATCACGGTTCAACATATTTAACACAATCTATAGGTAATACGTTATTCAATGTTGACCCTTTCTATGAGATGCCACACTACCCACACAGAAAAATAGTACCAAGAGATTTTGATTTACACACGATAGATTTAGAAACTGTTGCGTGTATAGTTGTAGAATCACACACTTATGCTAAAAAATTAAAACCATATAAAGATAAGTTCTGGAAAGAATTAGAAATGATTCGTATAATGTATGATATACCAATTATAGTAGATGATATCTTTATGGGTGGTGGTAAATTAGGTAAGTTCTTTGGTTGGGAAACAACACCATTTAGACCAAGTATATTTACAATGGGAAAAGCAATAACAGGTGGTCATTTTCCTTTATCAATGACTTGTTATGACGACTATATTGATAAAGCATTAGGTGATAATTTCAATTGGGACCACGGATACACATATTCATTCTTTCAACCTGGTATAATTAGTTTGTTATATTATCTAGAGCAATTGAGTTTTGATAAGTTTGATGATATTAGAAAAAATGTTAAACAAGTATTTGAGAAGAATGATTTCGAGATACAAGCAAACGCAGGTATTATATTTAGCACAAAAAGAGAAAAACCATTTCATCTGATAGCACCGTTAAACGCAACTGATGAGTATTATGACGTGTTAGATACAACGTTGACAAATTTAAAAGAAAGTGATATAAGTTAAAAATGAATAGTATGAAATTTTATCAAAAAATAGAAGTAATTAAAAAAGAAAAACCAGATATGTCATACATAGATGCAGTCGTATGGTACTGTGAGCAAAATGACATAGAAATAGAAACTGTCGGTAAATTTATATCAAAAGTGTTAAAAGAAAAAATAGAATCTGAGGCAAGAGATTTAAATTATCTACCTAAAGTTGGTAAATTGCCAGTATGACACAAGTTACATTAATTGATAAAATGGGCTCAGACCTATCAGTGGTGAATTCTGCTAGAGTATCATTTGCAAAAGAGCATAAGCAATTTCAAGATAATGATGAGAAATTAATTAAATATCTTGCATCACATAATCATTGGTCACCTTTTGGTCATTGCTCTTTACAGTTTCGTATAAAAGCACCTGTGTTTGTAGCAAGACAATTGGTAAAACATCAAGTTGGTCTAGTATGGAATGAGGTGAGTCGTAGATATGTAAGTGATAACCCAGAGTTTTTTATACCTTTTTTATGGAGAGAAAAGCACGAAAATAAGAAACAAGGTTCTACAGAAACAGAAGTAGAGTATGATATAACACCACTAATTAAAAAAGCAAAACAAATGTATCAAGATATGCTAGATAATAATATTGCACCTGAATTAGCAAGAATGATATTACCACAATGTATGATGACAGAGTGGATATGGTCAGGTACACTATATGCATTTGCTAGAGTGTGTAATTTAAGAAATAAAGATGATGCTCAAAAAGAAACAAGAGAGGTAACAAGAGATATTGCTCATCATATGAAAGACCAATTTCCTGTGAGCAGTAAATATTTGTTAGATGAGAAATGAAAAGAGTATTTTGTGTAGGTAATGGTGAAAGTAGACGTAATGTCAATTTAGAGGTGTTACGAAAGTTTGGTAAGATATATGGTTGTAATGCTATGTATAGAGATTTTACACCTGATGTATTGGTAGCTGTAGACCAAGGTATTATACACGAAATATATCAAAGTGGTTATGCTTACGCACACGAGTGTTATTTTAGAAACTGGAATATTCAGGAAGAGAAGATGTTTCATACGTCTGTATATGGTACAAATGACCCAGAGATGATAAAATACATAGATAGTTTAAATTTACTAAAAACAAATGAAAAAGGTCGTAGCACGAAGTTTACACACGGTGGTTCAGCACTTATAAACTTTGCTAATCAGGTAAAAAAAGACCCTAGCAAATTAAAACAATATCAAGAATCATTCAAAACAAAAGTAAGTTGGGTAAGAGATGATGATAAAGTGCATAGTATCAGAGATGTGCAAGGTGGTCAAGATTTAGGGTGGGCTGCAGGACCTACTGCTGTATGGTTGGCAATTAAAAATGAACAACCTCAACAAGTTTATTTGTTAGGTCACGATTTAAACAGTAAGACAAATAATATAAACAATTTGTATAAGGGAACACCTAATTACAATCCTATAAATCATAAACCAACACCATCAGTTAATTGGTTTATACAACTACAAGCGTTGATGAATGAAAATCCTGATATAGCATTCTACAAAGTCAATGATGCACCAATTGATAACAACAGTAAAGTAAATAGAAGACACCCACAGTTTAATGAATTTAAAAATTTAGAATACATTACATATAAAGAATTACAAATGAGGGTTGACAACAAATGGTAATTTTGTTATATTAATAAACATTATGAATCGTATAAATAATAGAGATACCGATAATACAGGTAACACGAATACAATTATAAGGAGAAAATATGGATTTCGAAACATTAAAACAATCATCTAGTAACTTTGATGCTTTAACAAAAGCATTAGACGAAAAGTTAAGTCCCGAAGATAACAAAGATAAGAGCAAGTATCAAGACGACAGATTCTGGAAACCAGAACTTGATAAATCAGGTAATGGTTATGCAGTATTAAGATTTCTACCTGCACCAGAAGGTGAAGATATGCCTTGGTCAAGAATTTGGTCTCACGCATTTCAAGGACCTGGTGGTTGGTATATAGAGAACTCTCTTACAACTCTAAATCAGAAAGACCCGGTGTCTGAAGAGAATACAAGACTATGGAACACTGGTGTTGATTCTGATAAAGACCTTGCAAGAAAGAGAAAAAGAAAATTATCATACTATGCAAACGTCTATGTAGTATCTGACCCTAAAAGACCAGAGAACGAAGGTAAAGTATTCTTATACAAGTTCGGTAAAAAGATATTTGATAAGATTACAGAGGCAATGAAACCACAATTTGAAGACGAAACACCTATCAACCCATTTGACTTCTGGAAAGGTGCAAACTTTAAACTGAAGATTAGAAAAGTTGATGGTTATTGGAACTATGATAAATCAGAATTTGAGGGTGTAACTCCTATTGCTGAAGATGATGCAAAGATAAAAGCAATATGGCAGAAACAATATCCTCTAAAAGAATTCTCTGACCCTAGTAATTTTAAAACCTATGATGAACTCAAAGAGAAACTGAATAGGACAATTATGGGTTCGAGAACTGCTACTGACGTTAGTCAAACAGACCTCCCACCTAAAACTAACGGTGTAGCAAAAAGTAATGAAGTAACTTCTGATGCTAGTGATGTGAAAGAAGACGATACTATGTCATACTTTAGTAAGTTAGCAGACGAAGATTAATCTCTCTCGTACTTCACACTTTAAAGGGGCAGTAGTAATACTGTCCCTTTTTTTATATAAATACAACTATGGTTAGTATATTAGACCCAATAATTAAGAAACAAGGTGATAGTTATAAATCTATATCTTGGTACAGAAGTAAAATAAAAGCATTATCAGATAAACCAACTGCTGGTAGATTGATGACTAGTGGTGATTTGATTGGTCGACCTAGTGCAGGTAGACTTAATATGTTTTTGTATAATCCTAAAACTAAGAAGAGATTACCATATTATGATGTATTTCCTCTAGTGTTACCTTTAGATACAATACCAGGTGGATTTATAGGTTGTAATTTTCATTATTTACCACCAGCATTACGTTTACGATTTTTAGAATCACTACAAGCATATCAGACTGCACCAGATTTAAAAAAGAGAACAAAATTTGATGTATCATATGACCAATTAAAGGGCAATCGATATACAAAACCAACGATTAAAAAATATCTGTATTCTCAAGCACAAAGTCAATTTTTAAGAATAAATATTAGTGAAGCTGCTCTAGCAGTATTGTTACCAGTAGCACAGTTCAGAAAGGAAAATAATAGAACTGTGTACAGAGATAGTAGAGCAATGCTATAATGATTTATGTTTACGAGAATAAAAGAAAGATGGAAGAAATTATGGACAACTGATAATGTCATTGATTTATCAGTAGATGCTTTTATATTATTATTTGACGTATTATCGTCACCGATATTGATTGTTGTTAGATTAGTAAAACACG